GTTGATGCCATCTTTGGTGGTTTTCAGAGAACCCACACCACGGGAAGACACACCAAACTTAACGCCTTCGTCAATCATGTTTTTGACGATTTTGCCATATGGGGTGTCCATGACCTTTGCTTTACCCCAAATGTTCTTACCATCCACCTTCATCTCTTTGATGATATGAGAAACACGGTCAAGATTAAGTTGTGGGCCTTCGGGATGGCCTAGTTCGCCCATTGCGCGGTTCGCTTCTACAAACTCTTTGTTGTAGCGCATGGCTTCCTTAACAAGGACTCCGTTTGGGTACACGCGACCGTTGCGGTTTTTGATATCAGACTGCATGAAGACGCCTTCGATGAAATACGCTTTCTTGCCATCACGCTCTTCGGTGATGATCTGAATGTCGTCTGTGTGTTCGGTTATGAGTTTCATTCGTCTTTGCCTTTCTTCTTTTTACCGCGAAGAATCTTGAAGTCTTGACCGTCAAGTTTACCGTTGTGATTCTTGTCCAGTTTCTTCTGATTGGAGTTCATCTCTTCCACTTCAGAGCAACCGCAGTCTTCTGCCACTTGTTCATCGCATGAGCAGTTGCAGTCACCCTTCGCTTCTGCTGTAGCGCAAGGGCCGTAAGTTACCGCTGCAATGCAACGCCGCTTGTCTTCCAAGTACACCTTGGCTTTCTGAGCAAGCAGAGCGTGAATGCTTTTCTTGGCGTCAATGATGTTTTCGTCAAGAATCTGAGATAGTACTGTTTCTGATGTAAGCATGGATGACCTCTATTAGAATGTGCCTGCGTCGATTGTTTTGCTGGTCAGGGTTTCAGAACCCGCAAGTGTAGCCAGAGTACCTGTGGTCGGCAGAGTGACATTGGTTGTGCCTGTTTGAGTAAGTGTCAGGGCAAATGCACCTGATGTGGTCAAGTTTCCACCAAGTGTAATGGTACTTGAACCGTTGTTTACTCCTGTACCGCCGTAGGTTCCAGTAATGACTGAACCGTTCCAAGTACCGCTAGTAACTGTTCCAACGGTTGTGATGGAAGACAGGTTGCCTGTGGTAATGAAAGTACCTGTAGCATTTGGAAGCGTTAGAGTTCCACCTGCTGATGCCGTGGACACTACAGTTACTGTTCCACTTGAAGAACCTGCAAAAGTTGCTCCACTTCCTCCGATTGCAGGAGTGGTTAGATTTGGAGAAGTCAGAGTCTTATTGGTGAAAGTTTCTGATTCTGCCAGTGTTGCAAGTGTACCTGTGGTCGGTAGGGTGACATTGGTTGTGCCTGTTTGAGTAAGCGTTAGCGCAAACGCACCCGAGGTTGTCAGGTTTCCACCTAGTGTAATGGTCTTTCCTGAGTTGTTTACACCTGTACCACCGTATTGTCCTGCAATCAACGAACCGTTCCAAGTACCGCTAGTAACTGTTCCAACGGTTGTGATGGAAGACAAGTTACCTGTAGTGATTACTGTGCCTGTTGCATCAGGCATAGTCCATACGCGGGCGCCGCTAAGAGTTGCGGTTTTCAAATCACCGTTAATTGGTCCTGAAACCAATCCTGATGGATCGGATACTATTCGCAAGAATCCTTCTGTACCTAGTGAAGTTCCGTTTAGTTGGAAGTATCCTGCATCGAGTTTTGCGTATGCGCTTGCGGGAAGCGAAGCGTGACCGATCAGACTCAAATCTGCATCGTTTGTGTTATCGCCCTTTAGAACCAATGCAGTACCGCTAACGCTCTTTACCGAGTTGGTCTTGATGTCTCCCAAAGTTCCTGAGAATACTTCTGATGAGTTTGTTGCATCAGGAATAAACATGAAACTGCTATCGGTGTCATCGAATCCAAAGAAACCAACTTTAGCGGCGCTACCGTTGTGCCAGCGGAACTCAACACCACGATCCTTGTTGTCGTCGCTGCCTGGAGCAGTATCTCCACCAAGAGTAAAGATAGGATCGTCTACCGTTGTGGTGGTACTGTTTACTGTGGTGGTTGTGCCGTTAACTATAAGGTTTCCAGTTACCGTCAGGGCTCCACCGATGGTGACATTGTTTGGCAGGCCAACCGTAATGGTTGTACCGCTTACAGAGGTTTCGACTTCGTTTGCAGTACCTGCAACAGTAATGGTGCCGCTTGAAGTGATTGCGGTGCCTGATCCGTTATCTCCGGCAGGAGTAATACTGGTAACTGTACCGCCACCGAGAGTACTAGCAATAGTAACGCTATCGGTAGTGGCATTAGTTGTGATTTGAATACCAGTTCCCGCAACAAGGGTCAGCGTGTCGCCTGAGATGCCAGTGTCGGCAACCACATCGCTTTGACCGCTTACCGAGATGGTCTTAAAGTACGCCAGATTGTCTACTGCATCGGTGTAGTACTTACCGCCAACCGCAATAACATTTGTACCAGCAACGCTGTTCTGAATGCCCAAATACACCTTGTTGGACGCACCGTTGTTGCTGCTATCCATCGTGGTAGCAAGTTCACCAATCACTAGATCGGTTACTGCTACTGGAGCAGTTGTGCCTGTGCTGCGCTTAATCTTAATGGTATTCGTTGTTGGCATTTCTTTCTCCTGTTATTAGAACCACACAACTCGTGATTCAGATGCCTGTTGTCGTATCGTAATCCTATTTATGGATCTAACAATCACGACAGGAGTTTTGGCTACTGTTACGCGCACACGATACCTCATCGTATCGCTCCTGATTCCACAACAAATCGTCCACGCACCAGTTTAAGTGGGTCTAGTGCGTTTACCAGTTTAATCTCGTAGAAGTATTTGCCAGGAGGAACAGCAGACATGGTATCTGCTTCCACTTCTAGAAGAATATTACCTGTTATGCCCCCGTATGTAAGGGTGAATCCACCATCGTATCCTGTTACACCTTCAACCGTAACATCCGAGTCATCCACTTCCAATACCACTTCAGTATTGATTTCTTCGGTGGATCGTCGCACTTGCATCAGGGCATGGGTGTATCCTGATGCGCCAGTTAGATTAACGCCAGTTTCATTGGAGTCTTCGTATAGAAACTCTATCTCCAGTTTGGCTCCCTGTTCGGTGTAGATGTCGTAGATTGGAGTTGGCATCTTTACGCCTTGGGTTTGGATGCGGGTTTAGCAGCAGGAGGTTTTGGTTTAGCGCCTGGAACTGCTGGCGCAGCAGGAACCACGGGCGGTGGATTCTTGTCTACTTCTATAGGATCAAAGATAGAATTGATCTGCTCAGGTGTTAGTGTTGGGAATGCGGCGTCTACTAGAGCCTTACCAACATCCTTTGGAAGAAGTCCCATCTTAACATTGGTAACAATGGTAAGCAGACTTTCTACCTGTGCGCCATTCAGAGCAGTATCCTGTACTGCTGTAGCGCCAGCAGCACCAACAGTACCAGTTACAGCGCCTCCATCGGCAGGAGCCTGTGCGTTTGGATCGTTTGGTGTAGCACTCATGGCTGGGTCTTTCTCAGAACCAATGGTGTGTAGTCCACCGTCCATGTGGCGGGTAATGTCATCGGGTGCTTGATCGTATCCTGCACCGTATGCCTTAGCACCACCAAGAGCCTTGATAAGGTCTGGACGCGGTTCTGGCTTGATACCTGCTGCCTTCTCGGTTTCAATCTCTTTATCCATGGCAGCAATTTCTGATGGATTCTGCTGCAAGATGTTTCTGCGAATGTATCCGAGCGAGTAGTACTTGCCAATATACTTGTCAATGGTTTCAAGAGCGTCAATACGAGTCTTGATTTGCTGAGTGTCGCGCTCGCCGCTAATGATGCCTTCTTTCTTCTCGGCAGTCACTTGAGTATCCAATTCTGCAACCAACTCTTCAGGTTGCATAAGGATGTGCTTGCGTATCCACGCAGTAGAGAAGTATCTGCCAACATAAGCGTCTACGCTTGTCAGCAACTCCAATCTGCTCTTCATAATCTCTGCGTTCTTGAGTTCTGTGAAGTGAGAATCGCGCAGATAGTCCAAGTGAATCTTGAACTCTATGTCAGGCCATTCTTCGGGACGAATGATTTTCTTGAGCAGCAACTGTCTACGCAGAATCTGCAAGAATAGACCGTTAAACTTGCTGCGTAGTTTGCTTACAAACTTGGAGAACTTTAGTTCGTCGCGGGTGATTTCGCTTGATCTGCCCAGATTGAATCCGTTGTTTGATTCAAGTCTAGAAATGGGGACATTCAGCGATCTGTAGAGTTTCTTCTTGAAGTACTCCACATCCTGCATCTCGCTAAGATTCTGTCCGCCTGGTAGAGTTTGAATCTCTGTGCCTTTTCCACCTTCGCGTCTGGGCAACCAGTAGTCTTCAAGCATACTCAGGTGACGCTTTTCATCTCTGAGTTCGCCTGTGTTTGCATCGTAAACAAGTTTGTTACGATACTTGTTCATCAGGCTTCTCATGTACTCTTCTGCCTTCATTTTGGGCAGAGAACCAATGTCGATGTAGAATATTCTACGCTCAGGTGCGCGAGAGATGCGATAGATTACTACCGCGTCTTCAATCATACGCAACTGGTTCAGCGGTTTAATTGCCTTGTGCAAGTAACTGATGATTAGTTTCTTGTTGGGATCAAACAGTCCCGAGTTAATGTACGCGATTGATTCGGTGCTGATCTTTACTGCTTGACCGCTGCTGCCACCCATACCTGGCTTGGAAGTATCAGGGGTAAACAGGAAGTACTCTTGAACCTCACCCACAAGATCAATGTTGGTGCCTGGTTGCTTTTCCTTCTTTACCTCTTGAACCTTACGGATGGTCAGAGGATCGACAAATCTGAGTTCTTGAATTCCCTTGCTTTGCTGTTGAGGATCAACAATCATGTGGAAGTAGATGCGGCCATCCACATACCACTTTCTAAAGATTTCGTATCCTCTGTCGTTGAAGTCTAGCATTCGTAGAATCTTGTCAAACTCTTCTCGAATGGCGCCCTTCACTTTGTCTGGCATTTCAACATCGTCAAGCACGATGCGAACTGTGGGTGTTCCTTCTTCAGTAACAATGGCTTCGTTAATGATATCATCCACGGCGCTTTCTATTTCGCCGTGGTTAATCATGCCTCTGTACTGTATGATTTGGCTATTATCGTCCCGTATTTGACCGTCTAGGTCAAGTGTGGATGCGTAAAAGCCTGACGGTGCAATTTCTAAAGACGCGGTTCCATCATCGGTAGGGGCGACAACAGATTTTAGTCTGTTGCCGCCCCCGCTATCCGATTCACCGTTATCTTTGCGCCGTTTTCCGAGTGGAAAGCCAAACAGATCGCTCAAAGCCATAATTTAATCCTCTCACCTTTTGATGACTACTATTAGGTAGTCGTGATCTCTGCTGCCTCGCCGTCACGGACGCTTGGATTCTGTGGAGTTTCAACCATCCACCACGAGTATGCCCATTGAATCTCGAACTCTTCGATAGCGTCGTTGCTGTCGGCTGCGAGGTCGATTGCTGCCACCTGTGAAGGCCAAGCGTGCTTGAACTTGTAAGTACGCAAGCCCTTGCCGTCAAGGTGGTGAAGTTGGGTAACTGTGATGTCTGTACTGTACAGAGTGATATCAGTTTCTCCAATGTTTCCTTCGTGCGAGTGGATGGCATTTTGCCATGCTTCCATTGCACGACGAACCTTGAAGTCGGTATCGTTGATTACTGTGGTGTTCCATGTTTCTTCAAACTGGCGAACACCCGCAACATAGATGTTGCGTCCGCGATACGGAACAGCAATCTTGGTTACTTCTGACATTGGAAGCGATGCTGCCTTGCACAAGTATGTGATCTTTGAGAGTTCCTGTGTGCCACCGATCTTTGGTTGGCTACCACAGAAAACCTCGAAGATGTTTGGACGAGCGCCGCCGCCCTTTAGATTTGCTGCGAAATCAGTTACTTTGATTGCCATTGCTTTCTCCTTTTACGATTGATTAGTTCTGAATTCTTCCGACGCCACCTGCAACCTCTGAGAAGTCAACACCTGTGCGTGTTGCTACGAAGTTGAGGGTCATAAAGTTAATCGAGCGTGCAGGCTTGATGAAGATGTCTGCAACGAAGCGATTGCTGTCGATGACCTCGGGGGTGTTGTTGGAAATATCGCAGATAACCTTGAAGTCAAAGATACCTCTGCGTCCCTGAACATCACGGAGGAAGGGTTCAACCAGAGACACAAACGAAGCGCGTGTGAACTCGTCATTGAACTCGAACAACTGGAACTTGGAAGCAGTTGCGATTGCCTTCTCAAGCACGATGAACAGACGGCGCACATTGATGCGGTCGAATGCACTTGGCTTGGCGAGAGCAGTCTTGTCTCCGAAGAGTACGACGCCTTGGCCGGGGAAGGACACAATTGGGTTGATTCCTGCTTGATACAGTTCGTCACGCTGTGTCTTGTTGGGATTGAATGCCAACTTGACTACGCGATTGATCTGTCCACGGTTCAATCCTGCTGGCGAGTACCACGGATCGCGGTCAGAGTCAGTTCTTGCACACAGTCCTGCAATGTCACCGTTCAGAGGAATCCAACGGTAAACATCGTTGTACGGATCGTATTGCTTCTTCCAACCGCTATCCAGTACTGCGTATGATGTTGACTTGTTGAAGCCATTGTTTCCGTTGATTGCTCCAACCGTGCAAACAGTCTTGTTTCTCCAATCAAGAAGAGCAGAGAGAATGTCTGCGCCTGTTCCTGCGTCCATGATTCCACCGTAAGGAGGAGACACAAACACAACACAGTCCTTTCTCTTTTCTGCAATGTCTTCGATCAGATATTTGGCGAGATCGGTGTGAACTGCTGGTTCTGCATCGTCGTTTGCCGCTCCGATTGGAGCGCCAAGAATGACTAGAGAGATGTCAATTTGCTCGGCGTCAAGGAACAGTCCGTATCCACGAGTACCGTCTGCGTTATAGAAATCTCCCAAATCTGGCGTTTGATCGCTTCCACCTGTGAGTCTGAACGCTCCACCTGTGGTGCCAACGCTAACTTGTGTTATTGTTGTGGCGGTTGTTACGGTATCCAACGCAGTACCGTTTGGTGCCTCAAACAGGTTTCCAAGATAGATGAACTCTGAACTTGTGTTGACAGCGGAGAGCAAGTTGTTGCTTGAACCGTCTGGCTTCTTTGCGCCAGGATATACCGAGTATCCCTCGTACACTTCCAGTACGCTGTTGGGAATACCAGAGATTTCACCTGTGCGGTCAATCACGACGAGGTTGATTTCGTCATTGAACTTTGTCAGATTTTCAAATGCCCATTGAGAACCACCTGTGACTTGTTCCGTACCTAGACCTTCTGCTGTGTTTGGTGCGCGATTGAAGATATCCTTGAAGCGCAGACCTGTATCTGTATAGATTTTTGTGCCAGTGATGGTGTGATCGTCTACATCGTTGTACCAGTACACACCAATGGCGTTTCCAAGAGGTCCTGGGTAACGAGCAGCAACAGCAACAGAACCTTGAACTGTTCCAATATTGTCGTCCCATTGCTTTGTGTTCTTGATCTGTTCGCCTGTAACCGCAGTACCTGTTTCGTCTACTGCTGCGTTCCACGAATCAGTTGCGACAACACGAACACACTTCAGATTTCTGCCGTACGACAGGAAGTTTGCAGCAGCAAACCAACCTTCTGCGTTATTGTCGTTCGGCTTTCCGAAAATGGTCTTGAGTTCGTTTTCGCTGCTGATGGTTACTGGTTCATCGGCAGGACCCCACGCAAATCTTCCTGCAAACGCGCCGGCAGATGCGGCAACAGCAGGAATGATGTTTGTAAAGTCAAACTCCTTGATTTCTACGCCTGGACTGAGTTGGAATCCCATGTTTATCTCCTTTAAGGAACTAGTGCCTTGCTTGTTCGTAAGAACTGCGGTCAGTTGATTGCGTTCGACAGTATTTATGCCTACTCTGTTTTACAGATAGGCATTCACAATCACCAAACGGAGTCTTCCTCATCAGGAGGGGTTATTCCGTCATCAATCATTCCAAACGGAGTCAGATCGTCCTCAATGCGTTTGATCTGCTCTTCATAGATGAGTCTACGGATATCTAGGTTTGTGAAATCTTTGAAGTACGGTTGCGATGTCATCCAGGCAAACAGCACAAGCGTCATTACCAAATCGTCGTGGTAGCCAGGTTCTGCTTCAAAGGTATCGCCTTTGGACACAAAGGTAGATAGTTCGCTTATGATATCAAAGTCTTCTGCCAGAAGTTTGTTCTCTTCAAGCAAAGATTTCAGTACAGAACACCCCACCTTTTTCACAGGAGCGGTTGTTTTAACCCCGTATTGGCGTTTGCCAACTCCAAAGTTAGACAGTACCTGACCACCTCTACCCTTAACGGTGGTTGTAAGCAGGTTCTCGCACTCCAAGTCTTCGTGCAGGATGGTTGCAACTTGCTCTCCGATATCGTTTAGTTCCACCAAAACGCTGGCATTGTTGTAATCCTTGGCAATCTTGTCTATCATGGTTGGAAGGATCAGGTGGGACATGGTGTTGTTGCGAAACTTTGCAACCAATCTATACGGTGTCTGGCTCACATCCATTACTGTTGCCGCGTGGTAATCGGAACCTCCGCCGCGAGAAGTATCTACCACTACTGCGTAAATGTGGTCAGACTTTGCACCTTCGTAGACATCCATTCCGTCTAGAGTCTTTTGGATTGGTTTTTTCCACGCCATCGTTTTGAGTTTCTTTGCGTCCACAAGAGTGTGCAACGATCCGATGAACTCACACTCAAACTCTACGCGGAACTGGTCTTCGCTGGTATTGGCAATGGTTTGCGACTTCCACTTGGCATCGCGTCCAGGCACATCGCTCCAATGAATCTCAATCGGAACATACGCATTGGTCTTTTCCTTTGCTCCTATCCATAAGCGATAGAACAGATTCAAGCCTTTGGGAGTGGATACAATCAGAACCTTTGAGGTTTTACCGCTTGCGATGGTGGGATACACGGAACTAAAGAAGTCTTCTGCCAGTTCGTGAGGAACATAAGCAAACTCGTCAAGAATGATGAGATTGAAAGAGCCACCACGAACAGCACTAGACGAGGTTGCACTTGCGAGAATTTTGGAACCGTTTTCCAGTTCAATAGAACCCTTGTTCCAACTTACAATGCCTTGCTGCAACCATTTCGGAAGATACTCGTATGCAGTTTTCAGTCGTCCAAGTAGTTCTCTAGCAGTCTGTAGTTTGTTTGCAAGCAAGGCAACATTAACAGACGGATTGAACAGAATGTACCACAGAGCATACGATAGAACCGTGGTTGACTTACCGCTCTGACGAGGATACTTGCAGATTACAAATCGGTTTGCGTGTACGGTTTTGAGAAGTTCCTGTTGAAACTCCCACGGATGAAACTGCTGCAAGCCTTTGTCTAGGGTAACGATTCGCACATATTTGGAAATGAAATACAGCGGGTCTGTGCTGCATTTCATGTACTCCTCAACCTGTTCGGGAGTAAACTGAATGGCGGTATTTGCCGCCTTCAGATTTGCATTACCAAGATACGAGTCGTCTTGTCGCAGAGTCATGTTTAGTCGCTTTGGTCTTCAAGCCTTTTTGCTTGCTCTTCTCTTTGCAGTCTCAGGTACTCTTGCAAGTCCTTTGTACTGCCAAGATAGATGGCATTATTTGTTATGGTTTGTGCGCTTTGCTTTTCGTGCGCTGCTATATGTCTAATGTCTTTCACCCGCTTGTGTAGGTCAATCAGATTGTTGTTTGCGTCTGCAATCTGACGCATGATGATGGCAGCAACCTCATATGCTCGGGGAGACTCACCTTCGCTGGCAACTTGCATGATGCCGTCTAGTGCTGACTTGCCCACATCAATGAGTTCTTTCAGATTTTTACGAACCTCCGCAAAGTCGTTTGCTGCGTGTGGGTCTTCTTGAGCAAGCGGATGCTGCCCTTCGGGAATCCGTATGGCAATCGCCTTTGTCTCTTTCTTGGGCTCCACAGGGACTACGGAGTTTTCTATACCAAGAACCTCTGCTAGTTTTTCATTTACTGGTTTGTCTTGCATCTCTCACCTCATTCTGCTTGCCATGTAGGATCAATGTCCTCGAACAGTTCAACATCTGTCCAAACATCGTATGAGGACCCAGTAACGGATAGTGGTGCATTTGGTCCTGTAGTTCCTTCCTCAACCGCTCTGTCCCATACTCTCAAGAAATCTCTTGTCTCTGCTCTTGACTTTGCTGCATCTGCAAACTCGTGATATCCAGTTTGAGTTTCAAGAACAATCTTAGCGTCTTTGATTGGTCCTATGATGTAGCCTTTCACTTCAAATGTAAGCGTGTACATCATGGTGCGAAGACTGTCAAGAGAACCTTCGTATTCGTCTTCCCATGAAACCGAACTCAAGGTAACAGGCAAGTCAATCTTCTTGTCTATGTCTGTGAAGTTTATGCTTACGGTATACGATGGAGTAAAGTACGGGAGTATTTGCTCTACGATTCGCAAGCCGTTGTCCATAGTATCTGGCATGATATACAACTCGAAAGTAAAGTTGTACGGCACCTCTGCGAATCTGAAGTCAACCTTTTTGGTTACACTATCTGCGTTGGTCGAACCAACCTTTTTGGTCATGGTGATTCGTTTTCTAGTGTTGTCGTATTGCCAGTTTGTCAGAGCAAACCCAAGTCTAGGTAGTGTCAGTTGAACTGCACTGCCTGTTTCCATTCTGCTTTCTGCGATTCTTCGTAACCATTTCTGCTTGGGAGAGTATGTGAGCGGCAGTCTAGCAGGATCGGCATTTACATCGGGACTACCGATATAGATGTTGTTAAACAGAGAACCGAAAGCAACAACTGTCTTTCGTACACATTGATGATAGAATGGATTATCTCCGCTAAACATGGATTACTCGCTGAATGGATTGTTCTCTGTAAAGTCAACAATACGATCAAGTTCAATATCAAAGTCTGGATTCTGAGTCACCGTAGAGTCTGTAGGACCAACAGAAACTCCAGTTGTGGTCTGTGATGAGTACGACCAAGACGCTCCTGAGTCTGCACCAACTATAGGAGTTGGACTTGCTGTAAATACGCCAATCACCTTTTCCAATCGTAGTACTGCAAGAGTTAGACCTGATGGTGGTGTCCACTTTAGCACTCTTGCGGTAGCAGAACCCTGCGTCACCTTCTCTCCGATGGCATAGGTTCCTGATCCAGTTACAAGAGTGACATCCAAGGCAAATTCGGTGTATCCTTGTTCCACTCCTGCACCTGCTGTGTCGATTTCGGTGTTGTCTGTCTCGAACGAATCGCCAGCGTTTACTGCAAGTTCGCAAGTCAGAGTGTAGATGTAGTTTTTGCCAAACTGATAGAATGGGTTTTCGTGTTCGACAAACTTGATTTCAAACAGACCCTTAGACATCGGGAAGTAGATCAAATCTCCTTCGCGTGGTCTTTCTGCGTTGTTGGTCGGTGGTTCTCCGCCAGTGATACCGCTAAACTCTTGCTTCCATCTGGTTTTGCTTACCACGACTTTCATGCTGTCGCGCACTTCTAGTCCAAACTTAGAGATGAAATCTCCGTCACCCTCAAAACCATCTACCGATTGAATGTACATCTCTATCGGTTTACCAATCTTATAGACCGATGGTAAACTGTCTTCTCCGAATACCAAATCAATTTCTGGCGACTCTCTGAACAGATACACCAACTCGTGACCGTGCATCTTGATGGTTTCCACCACCAAGTCATCTACGAGATTCTGCTCGCTCCGTTCGTATTTGGTGAAGTACGGATTTAGTGCCATTTATCCCACCAAGAAGTCAGGAGGAAGTTCAAACGAAGCACGCATTTCTGTTTCTAGTTTTTCAGATTCTGCTTTTGCTTCCTCGTAAATTGCTTTACCGTCAAATGTAACACCACCAGGCAATTGAATGCCGCTGTACTTGGACAGATTCTGTCCCCATTGCATTTTGACGAGTGCAGTTGCGTACTTCTTTAAGAAGTGATTGTCGTAGATATCGGGATAGTCTGCGGGATTTACTTGCGACCAAACCTCGAATATTATGTTGGTGCCTACTGGAAAGTCAACATCCCACTCTGCGTCAATAAACAACTGGTTGGTGATTCTGTTCCAACGCAGTTGTTTTTCTGGCTCTAGTAGAAGTTGTATCAGAGCAAGTCTTTGCTGAACTATGGTCCAGTCGGTTAAATCCATACCAATCAAACCACCCGCGTCTTGTAGTGTGATTTGGAATCGCGTACCAAACACATTGTCTGTGCTTGTTCCAGATTCTCCACCAACAGGGTACATATTCACAATGGACAGAATGTTTGGATTGGAGATATTGATGTATCCCTGATCCATGTCAGTCTGTGTAATGGTGTACGGAAGGTATATCTTCTCTACCCCGTCAAAGTGATACTCTCCCAAAAACTGAATAGCGTCGTCAATACGATCTTCTACCTGAGCGTCGTCTACATTTATCTCTATGACGGGCGCGCCCAGTTTGCGGTAGATGTAGTCTTTGAGTTTCTTCCGAGAATTGACTGTTGGCATGGCATATCTCCCTGAGTATGTATAGTTCGATTGTCATGCCAAATGGCATTACTTAGAGAACATGAACCGCACAGACGCCATCTCTCTCAGAGTGAACGCAAGACCTGCTTGATCTGCTTCCTCAGAAGTGATCGGAGCAAAGTTCAATTCTGCGGCAGTCTCGTTCAGATACTGAAGAAAGGCCTTGTTTAGTTCTTCCGCTGACTTGTCGGTTTGTCCGCTGAGTGTGTCTCGGAACCTATCAATAGCGACAAGGTGCGGATTTAGTTGCTCTACGATATCTACCAATTTGATTGCCAATTTTGCTGAAAATGGCTTCTGCGATAGGGCATCTAGTGAGGGTGCGGCCTGGAACATCTGTGCATAGTTTACTTTCATGGTCATCCTTTCAGTTCACGATTTGGGATACTTACGCTTGGTATTTAGTCTGCGAGATTGAATGTCCTGTACTGCGTTGGTGTCTTTGCCTTCTATAAGCATTTCCCATAACGCAACCACTAGTTCGTCTATTTTTGGATACTCTTGTTTTCGCTTATCCGCATAAGACTTGGTTACAGACTCTAGTATCGAATCTATCTCTTTGCTTTCCTCTGCTATACTTTTGGCTATTTCTTGTATGCCTTGTAGATTCTGTATGTACCTGTCTAATTGAGGACACGGATGCTCTGCACGGAGGTTTCGTATACCGTTGTGCTGAAAGTGGTATCCGCTGCCAGTTTTGGAATCTACTGTATAGCGAACAGAGCGTATTCCTGTTGGCAGGGTATATGATGGATCGTAGGCAAGCAATGCTGCCAGCGGTACTTCGGTATCGTTGATTACAATTACACCGTCAATGCGGTGAACAAATGACTTGTGTTGCATTAGTCAGAATCGTTCCAACGAGAAGTTATTCCACCTAGAGCGTGGTTTCTGATAGAAGTACCCTTCTTTACAATCTTCAGTTGTCCCGCAGCATTGCAGTATACTGTTCCCTTTGGTAAAGTATATGATGCGGTAATAGTCCAATTCCCGCCATTATGAGTCCATCTTCGCATGGTTACTCCACCTACACCGCCAGCAACATCCGCTGCTTCTGTGCTTGGTCCTCCTAGTGGGTCGAGAACAGCACTAGTTGTAGTATTCTCAAAGCATTGATACACATGAGTGCCATTGGCAGCAGCACCGCTTGGAGCAACATCTGTATCTGCTTCCATGCCTGGAATGAACGGCATAGACAAGAATCCGCGAATGAAGGTATCGCCCGACGCTGCTCTAATGGTAAACACAGGAGCGTTTGCAAACACCTGATTCTTGTAGTTGTCTGCTCCACTACTTCCAGTATCAAATCCAAATGCTGTGTTTCTTCCGCTTAGTCCGCGAGATATATCGTCTAGACTTCCTGTAACTCCACCGTAGAAAGCAGAATCAATCTCTCCATTTTCTACAAACACCGCAAACTCGTCGTTGTTTGTGTCTCCTGTCTTAACTTTGATTCCACCTGAATCGGGATGCTTGCTTAGGAACGCTGCTACAAATGAGCCTGGATTTGCTGCACCGTGATTGCCGCTATTCATGTTTGCAACTGCGGGCAAGAATCCAAATCTACCGTTGAATGAAGGATTATCAATGTCTAATCCATTGATTGTATCGCGGTATTTGTAAGAGTTGGTGTCTCCGTCTGTACCAGTAAGAACCGTGTGTTCTCCTGCCTTCGGAACTGGTCCAAACAAGCGAGCAAATCGTAGACCAACTGGACTTGTATTGCTGAAATAGCCATCACCTTCCAAGTAATCAACACCAACTGGTTCTCCGTCTTCAACTAGGAGTCCAGACGGCAGAAGTCGATTTCCAGTACCAACACCCATCTTCACCGTAGGCCAAGATTGATTGGAGCCTGATCCTAAAGTCCATCCAGTTCCGCTCCACACCATTTGATCGCCGTGAGCGCGAACAAGAGTAAGTAGTGGTTGATCTCCAGTTAGACCTCCTGTTACCGAGTCTACACCTTCTACTACTTGGAAGGCTTCAATTTCTCCACCAGTACTGTTGGAGTCCACTCTGATTTTCATTCCAGTTGGACTACTGATTTCCGTGGTTGTTGCTAGACTGATGGTGTTATCCGAGATGGTGATACCGTTTCCTGCTGTTATGCAGTCTTCCAGTTGCACCATATACGATGCGCGAGAAACCGTATCTACTGCCAAGAATCTTCCGCTGCTACCCTTCAGTCTTCCAAGAACAGTAGTATCTGTTGGAGCGTCAGCACTTACTGGAGTAAAGAACAGAAGATTATCTGTAGTTTCTCCTCTTGGAGTGCCAGATGGAACTTTATAGAATGCAAGTCTACCAAGTACCGATCCTGCATCTCCGCCAGCATTACCCCATACTTTCAAGTCTCCAACCACTTCAAGATTTCTGCTTGGTATTGATGAGGTTCCAAGATTAATACCGAGTCGAATATCGTTTGATTTAAACTGACCCGAAGTATCTGTTGCCGCAGCAAGAACCATTCCTAGTTGCGCTGCACTTTCCCATACGGTTGTTTCAGTCTGATCCTTTAGAGAAACGCTAAACTCCAGTTTGCCTTGCTTGGTAAAGGCAAACATATCCGTCACTAGTGGTTTGAAATTGACAAATGCACCACCGCTACCTGATTGTGCGTCGAAGCGCAGCAACTCTCCGCTCACGGCATCCGCCGCGCTGATTATACTGCCTGGGATAGGAATACGAATTGCGCTATTTGCCATCTTTGCTCCTTACCTTATGTATGCCTTTACATGGAACCCACATCAGGAATCCAATTCAGCGGATCTAGTCTGATCTGCTCCAGTATTGCATCGAATGCAACCTGACCACCGAATGCAGTAACCTCATTCCACTCTGCTGCGTATGTGCGCGTTTCTGCGTACTGCTTTGCTGCCTTTGCATAGTGCAGAGCAAACTTAGACCAAGCAACCTTCAGGAATCTGTGAAGACTTGGAGAATACCAACCAACACCTGCAAGTCTTCCAGTTGGACTAGACACTCCTCCTGCTGCGGGGTCTGCACCGTCCAAGAGATACGCCTTGATAAACATTCTTTGTCCGTTGCGAGTGTTATAGATTTGCTGTCTAGAAGCAACCAGCCACTTCTGACCTGTATTGGGATTGGTGGTGAATGAGTTTAGCCATCCAGTAATGGAAGCGTTGCTCATACTGAGTCTGTCTATTTCTGCCTTAACTTCTGTTGGATGGTTGTCTATCACATTCCACCATCTTGCTATGCGAGAAACTTCTGGCACATCTGTGTCGTTTCTCTTTAGGCGAATCAGTACACCGTTTGCATCTGTGTTTGTACCTGTTATTTCAACGGGGAAGCGGTCAATGTTCCATTGTGTCAGGTCTGGATTGGTGTCTGTTGTAGAGGTCCACCATGCGTTTCCACCACCGCTTGGTCCAGGCCACGCAGGACTAATGGTTTCCGATACCTGTGCAGTTGCCAACTGAGTGCTGTAGGTGGGCGACCACCAGAAAACAACACCATCTCCGTTGTTCTGTAGTACTGGATCAAGTTGAGTGCGGCAGAAGTCTTCAATACCCATGTACACATCCCAACATCTCCAATCGCCTTCGTAGCAAGAGCCAGGTGTGGTTCCAGTTACGCCGCTTGGAGAAGTTGATTCTGTTGTGGTTCCACGGCAAGACGGATTACACATGGTCGTGTAGTGCCAGCCAGTATATTCAGAACCCCATGAGATGATATGGCCTGCTCCGTAGAACATAGGTCCAACTGCGGGATACGAAGGAACAGGATACAGTTTACTGAGTTTAACCTTGTCGTAGTTGTTTCTTTCCCATGCTGTCTGAATGGTATTTGCACCATTCCATGGCGTACCACCGCGACCACCCCGTGACATGAATGGCGAGTAGTACGGTGCAGATGGGTTTCCGTTGTTAACATTGCCAGGAACACCAGTTCCAAGTACTGTGCTGCTGTACAGATTGTACAGACTTGGTTGTGTGTAATCTGCTTGACCTGTTGCAGTTCCAAACAGAGGCAACCAACGATTATAGTAGTAGGTGATTAGTTGATCTCTTTGTGCGTCTGTGAGATGTTCGTATCCAAGTGAAATTGGATTGTTGTTTGCATCGCGGATCAGAGGTCGGCTCCAGTTATCAATATACGGCAGTCCGTACCATCCCACAGGCTTTCCTGAGAATCCATAATCGCTTACTGGTGCAGTCTGGCAGAAGCGCACAAGTTGTTGTGAGTTTTCTACCACAGAGTTGTATGTAACTTCTATGGTCTGTCCTGTAGGACCAGTCAATCTGGCGTAGATGTAGTTCGCAGACTCAGAAAGCATTGGGTCTTGACGAAGAGCGCCAGGGCACGGACCAGCAATTTGCGGAGGTCCAGAGCATCCTCTGTACTCCCAATCGTAGAAGTTCGCCCATCCGTAGTTGAAGTAACTTGGAGCAAGTGCTTCAAATGTCTTGGTTTCAAAGTCTAGATTTGTCAGATTGAAGTCAGATACAGTTCTTGCATCCTGCAAGTTGCTGCTTCCGTCTGGCATTCCCCATCCCCATCTTCCACGGAACGACTTGTTTGCAGTCGCTCCACCATATGCTGCTCCAGGCGTCCACACTCGTCCAGTTCCATCAGATGCCAATGGACAGGTTGGATCGTTGTCAACCGCAGCACCGTTGGTATCAAATCTAGGACCAGTTACGAGCATATAGTATCTGCTCTTATCATCAGTAGTATTAGGCCATGTCTCTACAGAGTTTTCGTAGAAGTAGTGACACAATCCACCCCATGTGTCGCCCAGTTCAGTTGCAAACTCGCTGTCAACTTCGCTCGACGGTATCTCTGAGAAGAATACCTTGAACGATGATGGGAACGATCCGTTCTCGACAAACGAACGCTGTGGGAAATATCCTGGCACACAAGACGGTGCATCGGTATTCACCTTGCAGGATTCTGCCAGAGTACACGCAGTTTCTGAGTCACAGACTACGGTGGTTCTACCAACTTCGCCCTGTTCGTCTAGTTGAAGATTGTTGTACAGAGGCAGTTCAGAATCAGCAACCCAACGCAGTTTCAGTTTGTGTAGACCGCTTATGCCACCAGTTGTGTTGACTTGCACGGTAAACTTACGAGTATCGGAGTATCCAACCTCTGCTGTAGCCAAATCAATTCCACCCGAAGTCTCGTCCACAGTAACAAAGATATCTGACTTGTTTCTCTTGGTTCTCTTCATCTGTACGGTCTTGAATGCCGCAGGTGCCATATCGGTTCCATCAGTTACCGCAGCAAGAGTTGCTGTGCCTGTCTCGTAGAATCTCTGGCACTTTTCTAGAGTCTTGTTATAGTCTTCGTACACAAATGGCGATGCTTCGGCAGACTCTTCCAGTTGAACACTTGTCAGGCTTACCACTCCAGTATACGAGAACTCTTCCCACGCTCCCAAGCACGGAGCAAGATTTGGCGGAACTACACGCGGAGATGGAGATACCGTCATACTTGGTGTTATGCTCGGTGTTATGCTTGGTGTTGGTGTTATGCTTGATGTTATGCTCGGTGTTGGTGTGACTGTCTTGGTTACACTAGGTGTTGGTGTGTGTGTTGGTGTTGGTGTGTGTGTTGGTGTTACAGTTATAGATGGGGTTATTGATACAGTAGGAGTTAGTGTTACGGATGGCGTTACAGATGCTGTTACGGATGGCGTTACAGATGCTGTTACGGATGGCGTTACAGATGCTGTTACGGATGGCGTTACAGATGCTGTTACGGATGGCGTTACAGATGCTGTTACGGATGGCGTTACAGACACGGTTATTGATGGGGTTACTGATGGTGTAATCGTTGAAGTTGGTGTAATTGTTTGTGTTGGAGTATTTGTTGGATTCGGAGTTAGCGATGGTGTAACTGTTGAAGTTGGAGTTATTGACGGAGTTACTGTTACCGATGGTGTTACAGTTACTGACGGTGTTACTGTACTAGTTGGTGTTACCGATGGCGTTACAGTTACCGATGGTGTTACAGAACTAGTTGGCGTTACCGATGGCGTTACAGTTACTGACGGCGTTACTGTACTGGTAGGTGTTACCGATGGTGTTACAGTTACGGATGGGGTTACAGAACTAGTTGGCGTGACTGAAACCGATGGTGTTACAGAACTGCTAGGTGTTAGAGAAGGTGTGAGTGTAGGAGTTGGTGTTACAGTTACCGATGGTGTTACTGTACTGGTAGGTGTTACCGATGGCGTTACAGTTACCGATGGTGTTACTGTACTGGTAGGTGTTACCGATGGTGTTGGTGTATTCGTTGAGGTTACAGTTACAGATGGTGTAACTGATGGAGTTACAGTTACAGAGGGTGTAATTGAAGGTGTTGGTGTAATAGATGCAAGTGGTGTAATAGATGGAGTTACAGTTACAGATGGAGTTACTGTTACAGACGGTGTTACTGAACTGGTCGGAGTTACCGTTACTGATGAAGTTACTGACGGTGTAATCGAACTAGTTGGAGTTACTGTCGGTGTAAGTGTAGAAGTTGGCGTTACAGTTACCGATGGTGTTACTGTACTGGTAGGTGTTACCGATGGTGTTACAGAACTAGTTGGCGTTACAGAAGGCGTTGGTGTTCTAGTCGGCGTTACAGTTACCGATGGCGTTACAGAACTAGTTGGCGTTACAGAAGGCGTTGGTGTTCTAGTCGGCGTTACAGTTACCGACGGCGTTACAGAACTAGTTGGCGTTACCGATGGTGTAGCCGTGATTGACGGCGTTACAGTTACCGATGGTGTTACTGTACTGGTAGGTGTTACCGATGGTGTAGCCGTGATTGACGGCGTTACAGTTACCGATGGTGTTACTGTACTGGTAGGTGTTACCGATGGTGTAGCCGTGATTGACGGCGTTACAG